CATCCATTCTAAACCAGGAACAACTATGTCTTCAACTTCTTTATGTTTATCCATTAAATCGGCCAACTTCTTTAAATGTGGTGGTAACTTACCTGTCTTATTAAATTTATCCCTCATCTTCTTAATATCAGATTTAGATAGTTTCTCAGTAAGTTTGTTTATTGCTTCTGTAAGTTTTCCTTCTGGCATACTAATCAAATACCCCATTTTAGCATATTTCTTTAATGTAGATGGTGTATTCGTAACTACTATTTCTTTACCAGATTTCTTATGTGTTAATTCAATCGTTTTACCTTTCTTTGTGGAAATACCAACATTTCCTTCTTTCAAATTCTTCTTATACTTATTCCTAATACCTTGAACTACTACCATATCTGTACCTTTAGTCATAAGAGTAGACTTAATCTTATCAGCATCTTGTTTAGATATATCAGTTATTCTAAAAATACTACCCTTGCTGTGTTTCATCGGCAGTACAGATAGACTAGCACTATATTTACTACCATATTTTGTAATTTGAAGCCTTAGTTTATCCTTATCATAATTCATCCAGCTTTGACCTCTACCGTTACCTTTACTTGTTTTCCATTTCGTTTTGGACATATTACTTATGACATCTGCTCTTGATTCTTTTAATTTTTGTCTTCTAAGATGAGATTTATATTCATCTGGATGTACATTTCCTATTTCTGTCTTTATATCATCTCTACCAGTCAATTTATACCCAAGAACTTCTGATTGTCTTCTTCTGTGACTATCAAACTTTTTTCTATCTTCTTTTTTAAGGCCACCAGCAAACCCTTCCGCAACAAATTTTCTAATAATTTCTCTCAATTTTTGTTCTTTCTTCAATCTACTTTTCTCCTTACGACCTCTATTTACGGATTCTTTTTCAAATCCGACTATTTTACCACCTTTATGTGATGCATCCTTACCATCACCATTTCCGTATGTTCCTTTGTTTCGATTGTACTTGTTCAATTCTGCTCTATACTTCTTTGACTTCGGTGAAGACTGAAATTTCTTGTATTCTGCCTTATAGTCTCTTTTTGCTGCTTCAGCCTGAAGCTCTTCTTCATCAGGTCAGTCACCTTCTCTTTTTTTCTTCTTTTCCCACTTTTTAGCCATATCAGGCTCATTTGAGTGCATCCAGTTTCTCTGTTTTTCAGATTTGAATGGCATTATAAATCAAACCTCTTTTTAAGATTTTTTAAATATTTAGATAAATCCATATGTAATTGTTTATGTTGTGTTTCAGTTCTATTCTCTTTATCCATCTGTTGGGCCATTTTCATTAAAATAATACCAGTCTGATAATGACCTGCTATTCTTTCAACATATTGCTTCTCATCGAATCCCATTTTTTCATTTACATTATCTTTTCCACCTTTTCTTTCAAATTCTGTGAGTCCACTACCACTCCATCTTTTTGGACCAGTGTATGTTTTTGTATTTTGATTTTTATTACCAAATGCTGCAGCCACAGGCCCATGTGATACATGTAATGGACCAAATTCTTCTTTTAATGTATCCGCTACAGAATCTTCTGGTTCTTCTTTAATAATTTTCTTCTTTTCATTTTTCGGTATACCTAGTATATCTCTATATTTCATTATTAAATTCCCCTAAAGATATCATTAATAATATCTTCTACTTTACAGTCGTGACAGCAAGTTCCGTCTCTAGACCCCAACCCTTCATTAATACTTTCCCTAACTTGACCGGGTGACATAAAAGCACCTTGTGTAGATGGGTTTGATACAAAGTCGAATGCAATAAGTTCAAAATCATCTTTAACTTTAACTGTTGGTTGTTCATCTTGATCTTCACTCTCATGTATTTCTTCAACTGAACCCATACCACGAGATGAAATGCCAAGTTTAATTCCACTTTTAAATAATTCTTTAAGTATATTACCAGCAGGTGTTCCTAATACCTCAACTGTACCAATCAAATCGTGGCCTTTCCAGTGCATTTCCAAAACATTATGAGATACATTATTAAGATTTACAACAGAACTATCTGGATGGTCAAGTTCTCCAAGAGCCCTTCTTTCGTTTATTTGAACTTGTGCATATTTTTTAGCTTCTCTCATAAGAGTTTCAGCTGGATAGATTCTACCATTTTGATTTTTAGCATTCGCTCTCTGTAATACACCACTTACAACTAATTTACCATTTTTCTTTAATGATTCGTTAATCTGTTGTTGTGTTACTTCAAAAGGTATGTAATCTACTAATAATTGTTTTGACATTTTCTTCTCCTATCCTTGTGAGACTTTTAATACATAACTCGCAGTTGTATCAACCCATAAAGAACCCTTTGTGTTTGGGTCACTTGTCGGTGCGCTACTATAATTCCAACCATCAGATCCAGAATTGGGTGTTACAAATTCATTTGTACCAGCTGGGATAGCTACTGCATTTGAAGAACTTATAAACGGGTGACCTGGTACTGTACTAGCAGCTACATAATCAGTATTAGTCCAACTACCAGTTACAACGCCATTTGTTGTTAATATCTTATACATTTATTTTTCTCCTATTTCCAAGTTGATCGTTTAATCCATATATCACGATAAACATCTGCTATTACAGCTCGGATTAATTTTTCAATCATTTTTATATCTTTTTCTTCTAAAGCTTCTTTTACAAGTGTATATCCTGTACTATTAGTAGCATTTTTCTTTTTCTTTTTCTTATCTTTCTGCCCACCACTACTAAATGCATTTGGTGTATTATATCCTGCTACATCACCTGTAGTTGTAATTTCTTCTAACTCTTCTTCAGTTATTTCAAGAGCTAATTCTTTTAAAATATCATTAAAGTGTTTTTTTGTTTTTATTTCCACTTTTCTTTAACTCCTTTAAAAGTTCTAGATATCTCATAGTTTGTATAACAACGGAATCTTTAACTGTTTTAGATTTCCCAACACCACAAAATTTATTTATATTATTAATTGCTTCTGCTAATTTAATCTGAACAACTTTATCTGTTAATTTATTAGAATGTTGTTTTAATCCCTTTCTCATAGTAATTACGGTTTTTTCTATATATTCTTTTAAAGAATTAACATTAGAAACATTATTAATGTATGCTCTTAATAAAGACTTTTGTGGTCCATTTAAATGTGAATATTTTTGATTAAATCTTTCTAAAAGCGTTTTATATGTTAAAATTCTTAAATCTTCATCTGCAGGTAATACTATAGCTTCTGTTAAACTTTTATCAGAATTCTTTGTAGTTACATGTTCAATTATATTAAAATAAGATTCAGTTTTATCCGCTGGGCTTAATTTACCTATATACTCAAATAATTTATAAATTGATGCATGAATTTTATAATTTTTAACTTTAGAAGAAAGAAATTTTTGTAAATTATAACTTTCTTTAACTTCTTTTATAAAATTAAATTTTTCTCGTTTTAATAAAAGATTATTAAGTTTATTTCTTTCCAGTATTACTTCATTAATAAAATATTCTGCTTTTCTATCAGATTTATATTTTTTATTAACCAAAATATTATATAATGCAAGTTCCTTGCCAAGCTCAGAACCTTCATTAAATCTCCTCTTAATAATACTAATAGCTTTACTATTTTTAACATTTTTTAATACATCAGCAGTTATCTGACGCAATAAAAACTCGTATAATAAACCAGTATTACGGATTTTATTGTGTTTAGCAGATTTACGCATAGGTTTTTCTCCGTATTATGTTCGTAAGTATATAATTTTTATCATATATAAATATAAATAAATTAGTATTTATAGTATATTTATTAATCATTTTCTTCTAAAATTGTATCTTCATTTAAAATACTCTTATCAATTAAATCTTTACCAAATTTTTGTTTTAATCTAGCTAATACTCCTTCAGCCTTAACAATTGTTGCACCCTTTCCGGGATGTAATGGGCTTCCATGTTTAAAATTTCTTTTACCATTTCTTTCTCGCTCATACTTAGTAGCATTTTTTAAATCTTCAGCTGAACTCTTATTTTTATTTATATCATAACTATGTGCATCCTTTTTACTGCCACCCCATTCATCTCTACGTGCCATTTCTAAATCATCTTCGTCACCAGCTTTTTCTCCTGATAATGCTGGATCATTACCTTCTGTTTCAATCTGTTCAAATCTAAATTTCTGCTTAGTATCACCTAAAATTTGATCAAATATATCTGCTTTTTCTTTCTTTGTAAAATCAAAAACATGATCATAAATCCATTCACGGGATAATATTTTATATTCCATTAAATTATTTGCAATATCAACTTTTTGTGATAATAATTCCATTTTTTCTTGTTCATGTATCATAGATGGATTAGTTAATTCTAAATCAAAATTAATAAGTTCTGCATCTTCAAATCCTTGTGTGTATAGATGAACAATAGCAATCTTTTCAAGTTCAGCACATATAATCTTTTGAAGCCTTTCAATTGTTCTAGCAAAACGAACATCCTCTGCAGCTAAAGTAGCTTTAGAACCAACACCTTCTTCATACCCAAGAAATGCTGCAGGTATCTTCAATGCAGCCATTAATCTTTTTCTAACATATTCAATATCTTCAATAGCACTTTCATTACCCAAACCTGGTAATGTTTCAATTTCAGTACCACTATCCGACCCACGTACTGGGAGATAATAATCTTCAGTAACAGATTCTATATTATATCTCAAATTATATTCACCTGTTTGTTGATCCATAACTGGAATCTTCTTCATTTTATTTATAATTTGATTCATGAAGTTCTCTACTTCGTTTGGGGGAATATTTCCAATATCAACTTTAAATACTCTTTTTTCTGGCGCTCTCATAATTCTATGAATTAACATAGCATCTTCCATAAGAGTTAATTGTTTCCATACTTTACGAGCGCCTTCTAACATTGATTTACCATATGGTAAAAAATTTGTATCAGAAATTAATCTGAAGTGAGCAACTTCATAATTTTCTTTTACTTCAGACTTTTGATTTCTAGCCTCTGTATCTATTTCAAATTGAACTAATTTGGGGTCTGAAGGATCATGATCTTCTAAACGATGTACTTCATACGGAGATAATGGTGTTACATTTACTATACCATACTTATCCATAATATCCAACGACAAAAAGAAATCACCATATTTTGTTAAATTTCTTATCCAAGACCATAAGTTAAATTCAATATTTAATATATTATAAAAAAGATTATATAATATTTTATAAACTTTAGGATTATCTGAATCTATATTTAATATATGTCTTTCAACATTATCTATACAAGACTCATCAGAATATATATCAAGAGCAGAAGATATAATTGAATCACTATCCATTAATTCATAATCTCTAAATAACTCTTTTCTAGCTATATCATATGCATTTCTATTTTGTTTTGCTGCATATTTTGTAGCCCAATTGGCTCCACCCATTAATCTATTATATCTATCTATAAAATTTGTAGTTAATGCTGTCTGTTGAAAATCTACATCTTTTACTCTCAACTGCCCGGAGGGAGTCTTCCTCACAACAACCGTCGAAGTAAATAATTTTCCTAATTTTGTAAATATATTTTCATTTTGTGCCATAATAACCTCTTATTTTATTAACCATGTTAAGTCTTCTTTTTCTTTAGTACCTATGTCCATTTTATATGGGTCTGTAAGTGGGTGCCCAGCTTTACCCTTTTGAAATCCTACTGTATGATCTACATTACCAT